TGAGGAAATTCAAAATGGAATATATTATAGCACATTCAGCTAAGGGGTCTGCTTGGAAGAAACATAAATATGTGACCAAAGTAGGTAACCGATACGTCTATAAAGATGATGTTAAACGTAGACGTAACAAACTTAGCGCTCAAAGTAAATTACAGAAAGCTATTAAAAGTGGTGCTAAAGATGAGATCGAATATCAGACTAATCAGATAAGAGCTCTAACATTAGAGCAGGAATTAGCTGATTTAAATAGACCACTTACAGCTCAGTTAGAAAAAGCTGGCTTAAATATGTTTCAGTCCCTACTTGACAATTGGATGGAGACCGATTTGTATAAGAATTACGAGAAGTCTAAAGAAGATAAGGAAGCTCTGGAACAAGAATTAAAGGCTTTGACTGAAAAGATAGCTGAGCATGACAAAGAGCTAGAAGAAAAGAAGAAAGAAGAAGAATATAATAAGAGTAGACAAGGTAAACTTAGAAATAGGCTAAAAAGTAAACTAGCTAGATAGGAGTCATCATGGAAAATAATTATATGATATCCTCTACTGAACGGGATATAGTCCATTTCGGAAAAGGACATGATGACAACCCACCAGGTAGAGGTTCTGGGAGATTTGCATTTGGATCTGGTAAAAGACCAGGGCAGCATTTATCTCGAAAAGAAAAGAAAGCTATAAAAAAGTTAAAAACTAAAGATGAAATATTAAAAGGCGTCAGTGCAAGCGATGCATTAAGAATTCAAGGAGATCTATCAGTTGATGAACTAAACAACATGGTTAGACGAATTGAATTAAATCAGAAATTGATGAGTTATGCAAATGCTGGAAAAACTGATGAATGGGAAAAAGTTAAAAAAATAATGGATAAAACCGCTGATGTTGTTAACTGGACTAGTACCGGTATAAAAGCTTGGAATAATGTTGTTTCTGTATATAATTCCTTAAGTGATGAAAATACCAAAAAGCTTCCTCCAATAAAAATAGGTGGATCTTCTAAATAAAAGGAGTAATTATATGGGATTTAATATTGGAAAGATAGCTAATACAGCATCAACAATACTTAGTGTCGCAAATTTAGCTGGCACTATTGGAAATATGGATTTAAGCAAGATGAATCCAAATAATCTAGGCTCTATAAAAGGCACAATCACATCAGCACTCAATGGCAATTCAAATAAATTAATGAGTGAATTACAATCATCGATTTCAGTTGGTGATATAGAATCCATGACTAAAGGATTAGACATAGAAGGTCAGGCTAAACAGATGGAATCCCAATTGCATACGTCTACAATGGATACATCTAAAATAGAGGCCATGGTCAATCAGTCAATGGACCAGTCCCAAATCGAAAATATGTTTAAAAACTCAAATTTAAATTTTTCCCAAATAAAAATTATGTAGAAGGGAGGCATAAATGTCAACATTTAAAGAAAGATTAAAAAATTCATGGAGTGCCTTCCTTGGCAGAGACCCTACGATAACTTATCAAGATACTGGACCAGGCTATAGTTATCGTCCTGACAGGACTATACTAACCCGAGGAAATTCTCGTTCGATTGTATCTTCTATCTATAATATAATTGCTACTGATGTAGCATCTATAGATATAAAACATGTTAAAGTTAACGAGAATGGTCAGTATGTAACAGATATGGACTCTCATCTTAATGAGGCACTTACACGAAGTGCGAATATAGATCAATCCGGAAGAGCATTGATTAAAGATTTGGCTTTATCCATGTTTGATGAGGGTGTTATAGCTGTTGTTCCAGTACTTACAGAAGGTGATCCAAATGTTACAGACTCATTTGACATCTATGAGTTAAGAGTTGCTAAAATTGTAGAATGGTTTCCGAGATATGTTAAAGTTAGGATCTATAATGATAGAACCGGACAGAAAGTTGATAAAATAGTCTCTAAGAAATATACGGCTATTATTGAGAATCCGTTTTACATGATCATGAATGAACCAAATTCAACCCTACAGCGTTTAAAGCGCATATTGTCTCAGATAGATCAGGTTAATGATAAGTCTGCTAGTTCAAAGTTAGATTTGATTATTCAGTTACCTTATTCGACTAGAGGTAATGCCAGACAATCTCAAGCTGATGAGAGACGTAAACGAATAGAGGGTCAGTTAACAGGTCCATTAGGCATAGCTTACATAGATGTTAACGAGAAAGTAACACAATTAAATCGACCCATAGCAAATAATCTATGGGAGCAAGCAAAAGACCTAACCGAACAGGTCTACAATCAGCTAGGATTAGCTAAAAGTATATTCGATGGCACAGCTGACGAACAGGTTATGCTAAATTATTACAATAGAACTATAGACCCGATCATGGCAGCTATTACTGAAGAATTTCAGAGAAAATTTCTATCAGATGTTGCAATTACACGGGGACAGGCTATTAGATACTTTAGAGCGCCGTTCAAGTTGGTGCCTACTAATAACTTAGCTGAGATAGCCGATAAATTCACAAGGAATGAGATCCTCTCATCTAATGAGTTTAGATCCATACTTGGAATGAAACCGTCGTCTGATCCGAGAGCCGATGAATTGATAAATAGTAATATTAATCATCCAGATGAAGAACCACAGGTTAGTAACAATCCTGAGGAAAATTTTCAAAATGAGGAGTATTATGGACCAGATGAACAATATTAAAAATTTAATGGAAGGAGGATTCAGAAAATGAATTATGATTTTGCTGGTTGGGCAACTAAGAATGATCTTAAGTGCGCAGACGGTCGCATAATACGGCGGGACGCTTTTAAGGTTAATGATGGAAAGAAAGTCCCGTTGGTCTGGAACCATCAGCATAATACAGTCGGTGCTATACTAGGACATGCTATACTCGAAAACAAAGATGAAGGGGTGTATGCATATTGTAGTTTTAATAACACACAGGCTGGAAATGAAGCTAGGGAGGCTGTAAAGCATGGCGATGTAGACTCACTTAGCATATGGGCAAACAATCTTGAAGAATATGGACATGAGGTTCTTCACGGTGTAATTCGAGAGGTTAGCTTAGTTATGGCCGGAGCTAATCCCGGAGCATTCATCGAATCTGTAGTTACTCATGGTGAGCCTATGGAAGAGGGCGATACAGAAGGTATTCTTTATAGTGGAGAAGGCCTGTATCTGGAACATTCCATAGAAGAGACTGGTGATGATGCCGACGAAGAGGTGGATGAAACAGACGAAGTCGAATCTGAAGATGATGAAGAAGAAAATAAAGATAGTGAACTTCAGCACTCTGATGATGACGATACTCTTGGTGAAGTATTAGAAACCCTTTCTGATAAGCAGAAAGCAGCTGTTGGAATGCTTATAAATCAGCTTGCTAATGGCGGCGAGTCTAAAGATATTAAGCATTCCGATGACGGAAATTCTACAGAAACTGTTGGCAGTATATTAAACACACTTTCAGACAAGCAGAAAGCAGCTGTTGGATTACTCATTAATGCATTAACGAAAAACAAGGAGGAAAGTAACGAAATGAAGCACAATATGTTTGAAGATGAAGCTGGACAGGCTAACGTAATATCTCACAGCGATATGCAGCAGATCTTTGCTGATGCTAAGAGGCTCGGATCTCTCAGGGATGCTGTAAATGAAGCATTTGAAGAGGGTGGAGTGCTGGCTCATTCAACACCTACTGATGGAATGGTTGGACCTAGCGAGGCAACAGCTAGCCAGACTTATGGATTCCGTGATCCGGATATGCTCTTCCCTGAGTATAAGTCAGTAAATGGAAATACACCTGATTGGATCAGCCGCAGGATGGAGTGGGTTAGCACTGTCATGGGCGGTGTTCACAGGACTCCTTTCTCAAGGATCAAGAGTACCTATGCAGATATTACGGAAGATGCTGCAAGGGCAAAGGGTTATATAAAGGGTAACCAGAAGACTGAGGAAGTCTTCACTTTGCTTAAGAGGACAACTGACCCTCAGACTATCTATAAGAAACAGAAACTTGATAGGGATGATATCATTGATATAACAGACTTTGATGTCGTTGCATGGATCAAGGGCGAGATGAGAATCATGCTTGATGAGGAAATTGCTCGTGCAATCCTTATCGGTGATGGTCGTCTTAGTTCTTCTGATGACAAGATCCAGGAGAACCATGTTCGTCCTATAGTATCTGATGTTGATCTCTATAATGTTAAGGTCCCTGTAACCAAGGCTGGATCTAAAGAAATAATCAACTCTGTTATTAGGGCTCGTAAGAAGTATAAGGGATCTGGTAATCCTACATTCTTCACAACTGAGGATGTTCTTACCGAGATGCTGCTTCTTGAGGATGGTATCGGACATAAGCTCTATAAGACCGAAGGTGAGCTGGCTACAGCGCTTCGTGTGAGCAAGATCGTTACTGTTGAAGTGATGGAAGGTCACAAGATTACGGTTAACAATGAAGAGAAGGATCTCATAGGTGTAATTGTCAATCTTACTGATTATAACGTAGGTGCTGATAAGGGCGGAGCTATCAGCTTGTTCGACGATTTCGATATCGATTACAACCAGTATAAGTATCTGATCGAGACTAGGATTTCTGGTGCACTTACGAAGCCGTTCTCAGCTCTTACAATCTATAATGATGTTCCTGCGAACAGCTCATCTGATCCTCAGGGTTGATAGTTAACTAAAAAGGCTAAGAAATTTCAAAATCAGTGAGTTTCTTAGCCTTTTATTTGGAGGATACGCTATGAAGTACTACGACACAATTGGATTCTGGGTTAAAGATGAAACTGTTCGACCAGGTGTTACTAGAAGTAAGATTGTTGAGAAGAAATATGCAGGAGATGTCCTAGAAAACAGACAAAGATGGACTCAAACTGATGAACAGAATGACGATCTTGTAAACACAAATAGAATTAGTATAATCGGTGACCTATATCTGAGTCAGCATATGTCATCCATAAAGTATGCAAATTTTATGGGTGTAAAATGGAAAGTTAAAAGTCTGGATGTTACAAAATATCCAAGAATCGTTATGGAAT